ATGATAAATACCTAATTCTATTCTAAAAAAAGCGTGCCTATAATTTTTAAAAGGATAATTACTAAATTTGCTAATATTTTTATAATCTTTATACTAAACAATCATGACAACTAAATCTCCAAAAATCAAATCTACTAACATTTCGGAAGAACATCGTTTTTACGATACTTTACTCAAAGATGTATTTTTTTTAGAATTCTAATTTTTTTAGCTTAAAAATGATGATGATGATTGTATAGAACTTCTCTTCTGGAAGGAATATAAAGAGACTAAAAAAGTAAAGATTTCTTATCGTCCCATAATTGTCGAATGCTTGAAAGATGCCAAAAAGATAACTAAAGAATCACAGAAAAATAATATATATCAAAAAATCAAAGCTTTGACAGAGATTCCACTTGATCTTGTCATTATGCCGGTGCTAGATAGCAAGGATAGTATCATACAATCAAAAAAATAGTATCGGAAATTCTAAAGATGATCAACAAGTTATTTTTTTTATAAAGAAAACGTAAAGTAAATTTTTCAGAAAAAGACTTTATTAAAGATGAGTTGACATGAGTATGATAATACAGACTTAGATTGCTGTGATTATGCCAATTATAAGAAAATAATGCTTGTATCATGACAAATCCAATGAAAGAAAGCAAAGCTAATAGATTATAAATCGAAATGAATAACTTAAAAGAAAACAGTGAATCTACTCAAGATCATTTCGAATCTATCAAAAAATAATAAAGATTTATTCTACTACTTTATCTGGAGTATTTTAAATAATTGTCCAGTGCATATTTGATACTATCAATTTCTGGAAATTTTACGGATCTTCTACAATCAGACATATCAAAAGATTTGTTTGATCAATCTTCCGCGAATTGGTTTCCTTTAAGGTTATCATTTCGCATAATTCTCAAAATGGATATCTATCTGTGAAATTAAGGTGCCGCAAATTCGTATATCTATTTTACTTTCAATTAAATCAACAATTGTTTTCTCAAAATACTCTTTTATTTTTGTGCAACAATATAATAACTAGTTGTTAACAATCCTAATCTATCAGCTTCCACAAAACAAGCACCATCTTGTGTTAATCTCTTTAAAAGTCTGGTAAAATGTTTTGGTAAAATATATAATTTAACCAAGAATTTGATTATCCAAAAAACTTTGTTAAAAAAAATATCGGCTTTGTCTATAAGAGGAGCTTGAAATCCTCCCTTGCTCAAATTTGTAGCTAATTTTATTTTAAATCCAGCTTGTTTTAATAAGGATATATATTCTGGAACAGTTGGAGTTCCGATAGCACCAACCAGTGGTTTTACTGCCTTCATTAAATTATAATGTTTTTGATTATCTTCGCAATAGTTGGGTAAAGAAACCCAATCCAAACAAGCAAAAATCCCATCAGGTTTTAAAAGCCTATAAATATCTTTGAATAATGCTGATAAATCTTTCGATAGACTGAATGCTTGAATTTGATAAATTGCATCATATTGTTCATCAGGAATTGGTAAAGGAATATTGTTCATATCGTCGACCATAAATGTACATTTATTTTCAAGTCCTATGTATTTGGCATAATTTCGGGCATTTTCCAATTGTCCTGGATCTAAATTAATGCCATCACATCTAGCTTCCGTAAGTTGAGTAATATGAATTGCTATTTTTCCTCTACCACATCCAATATCCAGAAAAGACTTATTGGAATTAAGATTTAAATCTTTTGCTAATATCTCTTCAAATAAAATTTGATTTTGCAAAATTCCTACATTTTCATCCATAAGAGGTGGAATATACATTTTTTCTACTTCACCGAGTGCACAAAGATGATTAATTACAGAATACCAATCTACTAATTTGGCTTTTATAACATCATAATAGTTTGAACCGAATTTAGAAGTTAAAAGATCTGTATCCTTCCAATCATAATCATAAATTGAATATGCATCAATAAAAGCATCTACTTTTTCTTCCGATAAAGTATATAAGAATGTGAAAGATTTTCCAATAGTCCAAAAACGATACAAGTGGTGTTTGATAAAAACGAAAACCATTTTACTGAAATATTATTTGAAATATTTCAAATATCATTAAACGTGTATTTTGTTATATGTTTTGGAAGAATAATTTATAAATAAAAATAATGAAAACGATCACCTATATTCATTTTTGACGATCGAAAATTAACATTTGATTAAATCACCGATATAAAAAAAAGGAAAATTTTATTATGGTAAAGTTTGTAACCAATTAATATAATTATTCATTGAATGATTCAATTGGATTGATTTCCAATTGACATCGAATCCAATACGTGTTCCTTCAGACTATAATATATTAAGAAAAAAAAACTCTTCAAAAAAAAATACCTGATAAATCCAAGGTTGATTATAATTTGATGTATTCGGCATAGCAGATAAAGGTATATTACAAACAATATCTGATTCATTTTCTATTCTCCAAAATCGATTTGTGAAATGTAAATCGATACAATTTGCATATGAAATATTTCCAACACGAGGTTTTCCAAAAGTATATACAAAAACAGGTTTTGTTGTTAGATTAGAGGATATATAAGCTGCACTCAGAGAAGATACTGCAGCTCCTAGTGAATGTCCAGATACAATAATTCTATCTACACATGATATATTTCCCAAAATCAATTGTTTTAATCTTGGTTGGATTTGTGCAAATAAGACACTGAATCCCGTATGAACCAATGTATCAGGAGAACAATTCCAATTATCATTGGTAAACTGCTTTAAAAAATAATGATCCTGTTTTTCTTGCAGTAAATTCTGTCTTATTGTAAAATCTATGAGCCATTCTTCTTCTGTCAAAGTTCCTCTCATTATTACGTATAATGTCTTATTTGTTTTATCCAAGGCAACATAGGCAAATAATGGAGCAGTTTTTTCTATAGTTCTAATCGTTCCTAGTAATTGTAACGATTCAGGAATATTCAAAGTTTTATTTTGATAGAAATATTCTAGACTCAAAACTTGCTGTCCGCAAAAAATTGCTAAATCTTTAGAAAATTCATCAGGAAATTCAGTAGGAGAAGGAAGATTTAGATTGAAATATTTGCATCTTTGGGGATCTAGAGAGCAACTATTTTGATTGAAAATTGCTCCTTCGATAGCTCCTCTATATTTTGAAATTAATATCACTGCTATGATGATTATAATGATTGCAATTACAATTACTAAAATCGCTACAGATATTATTATCCAGAATGCGATTTTTGCACCATCATTAGAAGCCATTCCGAACTATTCAACATGCAATAATTTTTTGATTTATTTCATGGAAAATCTTGATCAAATAAAAATATCTTCCAAACAAGACAATTTATATTGTAAAGATAATTCTGTTTACAGAATTTATTTTTAGGATAGGAATTTATAATGATTATTTATTTTGTAAACTTAAATTTCGAAGTATTTATATTGCTCTCTTTATTTAAATCAAATATTTTTAACTAGCGAATATAAATACATAATTATTTTATTTGGTAATAGTGTTAAAAATTTTATTGGTTAATTAGTTTTTCTAGATTATCTGTTTCCGATAACTTTAGAACTTTTATGTAAATCCTTAGACAATACTCTAAATAGTCACTTTTGGAAAATTTATTCAAATTACTCCCTTTTTCCGGTTATTATTCAACATAATGATGAATCGAAACATTTAGTTTGGATTGAGAATATAGATTGGGAATAAAATCACGAAAAGAAATATTATAAGTTGGAATCCATTTTTATTATTGGATTAAAATCGGATTAACTTTAGACAACTACTAAAAATCCTGATTTCATTATTTATGCTTTTAGTATAAAATTCCTATGAAATCTTTCATTCTCTATAGATTCAAAATCATATAGAAACTATCAATAAATGGTTAAAGACAGAAAAATATATCTATTTGATTTCTTTTTGTATTTATGCGCTATTAAATTCTATCCGTTATAATTTATAATGTCAGAAACCAATAAACTTATAAACAAATATTTGGAATCTTATTTATTACCTGAAGAATTCGACACATTAATACAAAATTTATATATCCAATACAATTTAAAGCCTTCTTTTCTAGAAACCGTTTTGAATATTATTAAAAAGATGGATCGTGAAAATTTATTAAAAGTAAAAGATAACATTAATGAGTTATTGAATAATGATGAAATCACAAAAAATATAATTGCCAAGAATAGCTCTGAAGAAATAGATACTATTCATAATTTTTCTAAACAAGGAAATGACGATGGAGAAATTGATATTAGTAAAGAAGAAAATAAGATTATCCAGGATATATCAGGAGAAATAAATGATATATTAAATCCTCAACAAAACGATGAACAATTACTTCAAGAAAAAATCGAATACAATTCTGATAATCCGAAAATAGATTCGGTTATAAATGAAGAACAAAAATCAGTTGAAGAACTTCAAATTCCAGAAATTTTAGAGATTAAAAAAAGGGAAAGAGATGATGAAACATCAGAAGAACCTGATTCAAAGGAACAAAAGATGAATCAATAAAGCTGTTTAATCCAAATAAATTATATTTCGTAAATGACTCGAATTCTATAAACATGTTTTTTGGTTCATAAGAAAATATTTGAGCATTTTTCTATTTGTTTATTTTCCATGTCTCTTAGTATTTCCCCTTGAATTCGATGAGAATGTTCGGTATACCATCCTTTCTGTCCAAGATCAGAAACTTCTGAAAATATCTGATCATATAATCTTCCACAAGTTTCGAGAGAAAATCTTTGTCTGGTAATTGCTGCAATTTGTGATCTATCTAGAGTACCTGCAGCTTGTATACCGACAAGGAAATCACCTAAAAAAAGATAAAAATGAATAAAAATTTACCCAAAGTATGACATCTAAATCCAGTAACTCCATTCAATACGGTTTCTTGAAATGCACCGTAATCACAAGTCAAAAGTGGAGTACCGCATAACATTGCTTCTACACCTGAACCTCCGAATGGTTCTATAAACAAAGTTGGCATTATACAACAATATGCATTCCCCAATAGAGCATTTCTTTCTCTACCATGAATTGGAGGTTTATATATGAGATTACTGCTTTTTTCTAACCACTCTTTTGGATCACCTTGACCACAAATTATTATTTTTCTATTTGTCCTGTTGGCAATCTCGATTACATTACACATTCCTTTTTCTGGAGTAATTCTCCCAAAATATAGAATATAATCTTGAGGTTTCAAGCATATATCCCATTCTGTCAAGTCATAATAATTAGGTACTACCCAATTGTAATTTTGACCTCCTTTGCCTTCTTTTCCAAGATGATAATGCATCCATGCACTAGATTCAAATATTCTAAATGCTAACCATGTATCAGGATAACCAATTCCAGTTTCTAAATGATAACATTGCGGAAGCAAACTTGCCAAATCTGGATGTACTTTTCCAAAAGTATGACAAATGATATCTCCAGGTTTTGCTCTTTCAGTGATTTCTTTGATTAAACAACTATTGAACAATGTCCAAACAGGACTACCTAATAAAGTTAGATATATATTTTAAAACCTATCTAAAATTGCATCCATTCCAACAAATTGGGAATTTTCTTTTTTTTGTAAAAGTTGGAGTAATCTAGATTCGCTCAAAATCATTACTTTTTCATCAGCTTCACTTTCACTTTGACCCTAGAAATCTTTTGAAAAAAAATATAAATATTCTACATTTCCATATTCTATAACATGATATCCATACATCTTCATCATTTTTGAAAACCTCAATACTTTACCAGTAAAAGCACAATGACTATATTTTGAAGTTACGCATGTATGAAATAATCCCTTTAACATTAATCCAATAAAACTCAATACCAATAAATGAAGAGTTGGTTTTTTCTTTAATAAATCCATTGTATTCTATAAATTTGAATTTTTAAATTGAAATCAAAGAAACGGATCAAATACGTACATTTAGAAAGAATAGTTTTTCTGTATTTGATTAGAGTTATAATGTTGATTCCGAGATTAATTCATCAAATATGGTTACAAGGAATTGATAATATTCCTTCGAAATATGAGACATTGAGATATTCTTGGCTTGAACATAATCCAACTTATTATTATAGGTTATGGGATGAAGTTCAATTATTAGAACTTTTGAGGAATACTTATCCGATGTTTTTACCTACCTATAGAAAGCTTATATATACTATTCAAAAAGTTCATTTTTTCGAATATATACTGATGTATCATTTTGGAGGAGTAATAGCTCACGTAGATATTTTAAATAATCAAAACATCGAAAGTATTTTGGAAGGAAATAAAATCGTATTTGCTTCTAAATTCGAAAAAAAATGTCTATCTATAAAAATACTATCTCAAAATAAAATCAAAGAAGGTCCATATCTAAGTACAGCATTTATGGCTAGTTGTGAAAGAAATCCATTCTGGTTAGAAGTATTGAGAGAGATGATGGTACAGAGTGCATTTGGAAAAGATATGGAATTATTCGAACCTTATATACATAGAAGTTCCGGTAGCACTTTATTAAGTATTGTATATTCAAAATTCAAACCTGTACAAACACGGATTCTAGAAAAGAAATATTTAGATCCTGCAAAAGGATTAAACTTGGCAAAAATGATCACACTTGTTGATTTTCGATCCAGTAAAAGACAAAATTTCAACTCTTTTATGGTTGATCAACATTACCATGTATGGTCAAAAAACAAAAAAATATTTCCAATTTTAATTTGCTCATTATTCCTTGTATTAGCAGCAGTTGTTATTAAAGTAACAATTTTGAAAAAAAGCAGACCACGAATTAAACAAGATAAAAAAACAAAATATATGTCTCAGATAATTGAAGTTACAAAATAAAATGCTGTATTTTCTTCTTCTATATACAATTCTTTTTCCTGATATCATAAAACATCTTTAAACGATCCCTTTTTTTTGGATTGCAAAAATATATTTTCGTCTTGTTTAAAAATCATCAAATCCGTTTTGGATATATATATATTAACTTTATTTTGAAATGGATGTAAATATCCAAAGTATTCTTAAAAAACATATACTCCTAATATATTACTATTGCTTAATGTATTCACGAATCCAAAATATATATACTTTCACATCGTTATTATTATTATGATCTGTATTTATAATTACGGAAGCTATTTTTAATATAATGATAAAGTTTAATTTATCGCTTTTAAATCTCATTATCTTTTATTATGTTCTTAATAGATATTAAATGGGTCAATATTCGGTTACCTTTTATTGGAATAATAATAATTTTAAATGTCCCCTTTGTCAAGAATGGACTGCAAATAATCAAAAAATGCAACATTTCCTTTCTAGTAAACATAGTGGAAATGTACACAAGTTAGGTGAATTTGAGGAACGATTTGCATGGAAAAATTTATCAAGTAGACTGGATTTATTACAGCAACAAGATAAAGAAAATCAGTTTTTTATACTGAATCCAGTAACAAAAAATAATTACAGTTATTTATTAAAACAAGTCATAATTAATGAAATAAACAACAAGCATATTGATAATAAAGTGAAAGAATTATCTTTTGATGACGAATTTGTAATTAATGGAATAAACAACAAGTGTATTGATAACAAAATGAAACAATTATCTTTTGATGAAGAATTAGAATTGGCAATAAAGATATCAAAAGATGATTATCAATATATAGATGAAGAAATGACTAAAATACAATTAAACGCAATAGAATTTGAAAATAAACGTATAGAAGAGATTATAACTCAAGAAACTCTCGTTTCAGAATTGTACGAAGATATGAAATTCATATGTATAGATCAATAAATAGTTAATGAAATTAAACTTGACGATGTATTATGCGGAAATATTAATTATGGTTGTAAAAACTGCGACATAAACCTCTTTCAAATGAATTATAATATCATCTGCTTTTTTTAAATAATACGAAAAAAATTGTTACATTTATTCTCTACTATTGGGAAAAACTCGAATTATTAATAGCTCGTACAATATTTGTTTGATAATTATTAATATTGTGGTTCAAAGTTTGAGAACCCCAATTTGATTGATAAATTAACCTATTTCCTTCTTGCCAATAAAGATATGGTAAATTCTCGTTTTGAAAATTCGGCATAGTAGATAATGGAAGAGATACGATAATATCTTCCTCATTTTCAATCCTCCAAAATCTTTTATTTAATAATCGTTCTACACATTTCGAATAAGCTTCGTTTCCAACTCTAGGTTTTCCAAAAGTATATACAAATATTTCTAAATTTGAAAATTGAATTGTAAGATATAATCCAGTAAGAGATGCGATTGCTGCTCCAAGTGAGTGTCCATATACAACAATCCTATCTATTTTGTCTTTATTTTGTAATACAATTTGAATAATTTCTTCTCGGAGTTGATTGAAAAGTGCATAAAATCCACTATGAACTGTTGTATCTGATGAGCACGACACTTGAGAAGAATTTCCTAATGTTGGAGGAAATAAAAATAGATTTTGTTTAAAATAAGTTTCGTTGAAATTAAATGCAAATTGCCAATCCTGACTTGTTTCAGCTCCTCTAAATGTCATATATAATGTTCTCGTATTTTGATCTAGAGCAACATAACCTAATGGAGTAATATCAGTATCTTTGAATCCATTTGGAAAATCACAAGTTGGACATCCTTGAATATAAGTGATAAATGTAAGAAAAGATGGTAGATTCAAATCATCACCATTCTTTTTCAAAAACGTGAGATTCATTTCTAATTGAGAGCCAAGTAATGCCAGATCGTTATTAAATGAATTTTCGAAAACTAGTGGTTCTGAAACTTCTAGATTTATATAATTGCATTTAAAAGGATCTACTTTGCATTCATTAGTATTATAAAATGCTCCCAAAGCCACAGTTTTCAATCTCTCTATAAAAACTACTGCAATAATCGTAAATATAATTACTGCAACAAGTAAAACTAAAAGTATGGTTAATGTTACAATGAATCCTATTTTCCATCCATTTTCATTTGCCATTTAATGAAAATAAAATATATCTTGAATTATTCAATAATAAATTATTCATCATCTTTATTTAATTTCGTAAATATTTATTTATATTAAACTCGAATATCTTTTGCGAAATAATTTTTACTAATTTCTTTTTGTAAAATTAAAAAACAACTTTGAGCAATTAATGAAAATATCTAATCAATAAATTTTTCTTCAATTATGTAATCTAAAATCAATAGGTTTAAAATAAATGATACAAAATTATATTTTCATTTACCAAGTATGTGAACTTTGATTGAAATTATTATCCATAATTTAATAAAGATAGTCATAAAAATATATTTTACGAATCTAATTTGATCAAACATTTTTAGATATGAATATCATTCGAGAATATAAATAAATGATTGTTTTTTTTTGGAAAACCATATAACACTTCAACTTTGCTTTTTATGTGTAATAAAATTTAAAAAAAACGAATTTAGTTATTTGCAAAATATAAAAAAAACAAATTTAGTTTATTGCGATTAATTTTCAATTTAAACTCTTATCAAAATATGATTTTTTGATATCTAATTTCAATTTATTATATATAAAATTCATATTTTTTAATCTAGATAGAATATTTACAAGAATAGATTTTAACTTGGAAAATTTTTCATGTTGATACCGTTTTAAAATCATACAAATAAATAAACTTACATTTTATTTTTGCGAAAGTAGAATTTGTTTCAGCTAGCTTAATTATTTTTATATGGTTTTAATTTGATCATTAAAAAATCTCGTTTTTGATCTTATAATTCCATAAAATAATTAAAGAAAGAATTTTTCGAAAAAAGCTCACAAATTGGTGATATTAAAATTCCATAATGGTTTTTATAGATATTACTGAAGAAATTTCCATTGCTTTTGTATATGTGTCATTTACAAGTTTTTATAATATATTCTTTTGCATTTGAAAATAAATCCATGGTTAATACTTTATAAAAAATAATTACAATGAAATTATGTTTTTAATAATTTTCCAAAAATATAAGATCAATTACCAGGATAATCTATTTTATCACCATATAGATCCTTTTAAATGCATATTTCATTCGTTTAAAAACGAATCATTAGCGCTTTCATTATTTATTTTGAAAATTTAAATGAGTCAAATTCAACTTCCAAGTGCTAAAGTTTTATGTAATGTTTTACTACAAGCAGAAAACTCTAAAGATAAATTAAAAATCAAAGAAGCTTTTTTACCAATTCTTCAAGCTGTTTTACCAAATATTTATGGGGATTTTCAGGTAGCAGAATACGATTGTTTACTAGAATCTTTTCCTAATAATAAGGAATGCGTAGTTTTATGTTCTGGTGGATTAGGAAGTACAACTTCTCTTTGGAGAGTAATATCTTCAAGTAGAGACCCTCGTATTTTTTTCGTAGAAGATTTATTCGAAAGAGAATTAGAATTAAATAGAAGAGAATGTATAAAAACTATTGCTATTGAATCCAAATCATCTACTGGATATCAATTTATTGATGAACAATCAAAGAAAACCTGGATAAATAGCATTACAATTCCTCCAAGTGCAAAAAATCTTTCGAGAAAATCGAGAATTATAATAATTATTGCTTCTATGTGGGAATTTTTCAATAATAATGAGAATTGTAATTTACCTTGTCTGATTTGGGGAAATATTCAAGATTGTAAAATTGTATTACAAGCAATGTCTCCTTGGGGATTTACACATTTTATACCTTTTCCAGATATGAGTACATCATTATTTGCATTCTGTGAATGTGAAAATATTAGTGATAGATTAAGAGAATTGAATGATATCAGATCAGATAATTTAGCCCCTTCACAAGTATTTCCTCGAAATGTATCCAATATTGTTTGCTCATGTTGGTCTAATATAAAAGATACAGAATATTCTTTTACGAATAGAATCAAAGATACTTATTCTCCATTCTTGAAAATGTGTGGAAAATGTAATGGTTGTAATAGATATATTGAAACTTGGAAAAATCTAACTATCGTAATTCCAACATTACGATTAGGAACTAGAATTATCGAAAATAGAGAAGACCATAGACATTACGAAAATATAAAAACATTGAAAATAGAAGAGAAAATCAAGAGAGGATTTTCCGAATTTATTGCCGATAAAAAAGATGGAAAGGATAAAAAAAAGAGAGGGAAAAAGAAAAAAATAGAGGAACAAGAAACTAAAAAAGATGAAGAAGAGGAGGAAGAAGAAGAGGATGAAGAAGAAGAAGAAGAAGAAGATGAAGAAATTAATGAAAATTCTATAATTTTAGAAGAAGAAGATTTTGCAAATATTCCTGAAATGGAAGAAAACCATGATGAAGATGTTGAACCAAATTACGAAGATTTTGGTGAATCCGATGGAGAATCCAGTAAAAAAAATAAAAAGAAAAGGATCATTTAAAATATTTTATTTGTGTAGACCTTATTAAATGCAGTCTGTTATTCCTATCGTGAGTAATGACAAGATTTCGAATATTAGAAAGAGGATTATCAAATTATTGGAAGAATCTAGAGATTTAGATATTTTAGGAAATTTTCCAACAATTAGATATTATAAAATGACTGTAATGGAATTCGAATTGGCCAAATCCCAATATTATTTATTCACTATATTTTTTGGTAAATTTCCAGATTCCGAAAGTAAAGTAGAAGCAATGTGTTTTGATATTCGTACTCTTTTAAAAGAAAAATATATAGTCTTAAATGACCAAATATGTTATGTGCCGATTACTCTTTCTGCAAAAAGATGGAATCAACTTTTATTAAAAAATAAAGATATTGGTGATTATACTTTTGAAACTGGAAAACTTACATTTCCGCTATATCTTGCAGAATTGACCTATATCTTTAAAAATATAAGATCATCTCCAATAATATGTTCTTCTTCTCAAGGTTGTGTACCTGTTAGTTTAGAACAATTTCAAAACGTAGTTGGATTAATTACTTTACCTGATGAGAGTATCGAAAATAGATTTGGTATTGTAAAAGAACCTATTATTATATCCTCTGAACTGTTATCATCACAATTAGATATAGACGAAAAAACAAATAGTATCATAAATATGACAGAGAAAGAATTAAAAGATATTCAAATTGAAAATCAAAATGTATATTCGAGATTGAAATCAGAAGAAACAAAAATGTATATTAAAGATTTACTTGTAAAAGGAAAATCTGAAGCTCATATTATTAGTAGTCTCTTATCGGACTCTTTTGATATCGTATTATCAAAATAAATACAGCGCATTCATAATTTTTAAATTTATATAATATTTCATATTAGTTGCTTATGGATAATTTTATTACTATTATAAATTCAAAAGATCAGAGATATGCTTTTAATAGAAAATATATATCTTATTTGAATACATTGAAGGATATGTTAGAAGATACCAATATAGATGAGAAGGTTTCTAATATAGATATAGTTTTGCAATATGCAGAAGTAGATATTTTACCATTGATCGGTAAATTTTCATAAAATTTTGATATTTAAAAGAACAATTTTGCATTCTTTGTAATTCTCAAAAAAATCCAAAAGATGGAACATTAGAAGCCGGAGAATGGGGAATATCTTTTTTGATAGATCATGATTATCAATTCGAAAAATTCGTATATATGGCTGATTTTTTAGATTTTTCGATTCTTTATACAACTTGCAAGAATTATTTTTTATTTTTAACCAAAACTATGAATGAAAATGATCTAAGAGAAAGATTCAAACTTCCAAACGATCTTACTTCTGATGAAAAGAAAAAGATATCTACTATTGGTGCATATGTTTTGAAAATCTAAATAGGATTATTGTATAAAAAATAAACAGACTCTTTTTTATGTTTTATTAAATTGTTTTTTTATTATCTGTATAAATTTTAATTTTATCAATTGGTATCTCATAATAATTTTACAATCCTATTAAAAAGTTGATATTCGAATACCATTTTATAATATCTATTTGGATCATTTTTATATCAGGAAATGCATTTATCTAAAAAGTTCGTTTTTTTTTGAATCATGATAAATTGTATGCTCAAGTAAAATCCATAGAGATCACAATCATACAACACAAAAATGTTACCACTTGAATTTTTTGGAGAATACATATATTTAAAGCGATTTTTAACAATAATAATTAAAGAAAATTATATTTTAAATTTAGTTTACTATTTTACAAATTTATATACGATGGCAATAATTAACGATATTAATACGTTGGAAAATCCAGCAATGTTCTGGTCCAGTGTTGCATTCTTGTAAATAATCATCTTGATAATTAATTTTCCTAGAGGAGCAGGATTTATTACAGCAATGATAGCATTTGCTCCCCAAGCTCGAGTCATTGCTCTTATTATAGCAATTGTGTTCTTGGCAATTGGATTAACATTGTTATTTATCAGCCTTTTTGTATAGGGGTTATTTAACCAATAAAACCATATTGGATTAATATTGTATAACGATAAATGCAGCAATAACCACATCGAGAGAAAATATTGTTGATAAAGATAGAATGGATCTAGTAATTAAATAATTTTTGGAAGAAGTACAAATCCCGAAAGGTAAATATTGGATCAGTATTGCGTATTTTAATGACTCAAAACGCGAATTGATATGGTATTAAGAATAGAATAATACATAGTCAATTATTGGTCGAAAAAAAACAAAGTTTATTTGGTTACGTAAGATAAAATGGATTTTAAAAAATCTTATGGATGACTTATTCGATACGATCATCCAAAATAACCATATTAAAAATTGGTCTAGAATCCATTTATAATAATTGGTTGATCTTTTTTAAAATTCATTCATATGCCAAATTCCTGGTCTAAAAGGTAAAACTCCCAAAGTATTTAAAATAGGTTTTTGACCGATACATATTGCTCCAGCTTTTTCAACTATTTTTTCAACAATTCCGGCTTTTCCTTCGCAAGAATTGGCATGATCTCCCATTGGATATATGGTAATTTTATCATTGACCCATCCATATCCACACCATTCTGCACCTCTATTATAAGCTTCTTTCAATTCTCGTAATGATGCAAGATTAGATCCTAAATCTTTGCAAGCTTGTTCGGCTTCCTTTCAAAAATTAAAAATAAAATTACTAAATCAATACTTGCATGTTATCGTAATGATAATCCTCACCCTCATTATAATAAAAAACTTCTATACCATCTTTGAAAATATTCGTAGAGGAATGATATTTCTCGGTTTTACCAAGAGCATTTTTCTTCTTCAGGTTTCTCGTTCCGAATATTAATGCTAGAATTATAAAAATAATTAGAGCAAATACTATAACAACAGAAAATATAATCAACAATTTTACCCAATTTTCCATCAAGTGTAAACAACTGTATATAATAGACGAATTTATTTTTCATCAACAATTTTCCATTAAATTCATCATACAAGTAGGATGAATACATATTCCTCTTTTATGCATTTCAAACAATGCATTACTATTTATAAAATTTCCACAACAATAACATTCGATATTTCTCTTTGGATGTTCTTCTCCAGGAAAAAGATATTCTACTTTATTATCTGAATAATTTGGAAATCCATTATATTGAGCGATTCTACATCTCTGTTTAGAGAACTTTTCCCATTCATTACCCAAAATACCACGAGTTGTTCCTGAACTTGTCCAAGAATCCGTTATTCTATTCTTTTTTTTATAATCTTTATCTTTTATTTTTTTATCGGAATTTTTTTCCTTTTTAATATTTTGCATTTTTCTCAAGCGATCTTTTACGGAATTCATCATCAAAGATTTATCTTGCATAAATTGATAAGCATTAGAATTATTTTCAGAGATTGATCCAATACTTGTTCTAGAACCTTCAGAAGTTCTTGCATTATTCGATGATCTCCTATTTTCTCCAGAAAGATTTTTCAATTCTTTATCCAATATTTTAACTTTTTCTTGATGTTGTTCATGGCGTGTTTGTATTGTTATTTGTGATAACATACGCATATCACGGGTGGAAACCTTTAATGTTAGTAGAATAATTATCTTACCCTCGTTTTTCTCTTATCGGCAACTTTCTTTTTGTTTCCAGAAGACATTTTTAATTAATAACTTTAAAATATTTGTTAAAATGCGCAAATGGAAGAAATAAATTCTAATTTAATTATAGTTATTATTCTATTAAAATGTGTTCTTGTGGTTGTGAACGTAATGATTGCTATCGTAATGATTGCTATCGTAATGATTGCTATCGTAAAAATGATTGTAGATCTAGATCGAATTGTAATCAAAGATCAAGAAATTGTAATGAATGTAATAAGCCCCGATACAACTGTAATCAATTCGTCAGATGTGAAATAGTTTGTCAATCTTGTTGTTATTGTAGCAAGTGCCAAAGAAAATATGCACATTAAAAAAAAAATAATGTTTTTTTGTAAAAATAAATAAATAAACTTTTATAATGAAGAACTTTTGTTGATTCGAAATACAAGTACTCCAATAAAAAGAATCAATGCAAATGTCGCTACTACAGTTCCAACTATCAAATCGGTCTTTGAATTATTTAGTCCTCCATCGATAGCTAATAAAAGTAACTAAAAATAACCATTCAGTTAATCCACTCATATCTTTATATAAATATAATAATACAATTTGTGGAATGCAAGCAATTGAAATTATTATGGTAGCGGTTAATGGTGTTTGTTTTGGTTTGTAGTTGGATTCTGTAATTTCGGAACTCATTTACGATAACTTTTTATGGGAAGTAAATATTTCGAAGAAGCTATTTATTTAATATATTTATTTTCGAAACCTTTTACAAATCGAAAATAAAATCCGTTGCTTCCCTTTTAATAAATGATCTATCTTTTCCATCCATAAATACTATCTTTCTATTATCAAAAGAAAATGTTCCTAAAACTATATTATTTTGAAAGAATTTTGCATCATAGATTTTTCCTTTTAATAGAGTTGTCGGTTTGCATTTTGATACACAATCTAAACTCATTCCCAATAATAAAGGTCCGATACCATTGATTTGTGTAATCTCTCCTTTTGCGATATCAGTATCATTTCTTTTTATCGATAATGAAGAGCCATTATATATTAATGTATATATTGTTTTTTGATTCATTTGTTCAATTTCAATAGATTCTAATTTTTCAAGATCCGAATAGAATACCAATCTTCTCTTTGAATCAATTTCGAATTTCCATCCTTTATTATTGATTCTACAAGAAGCAATAGTTCCTTCTCCATTTGGTTCAATTTCAAATTGCATTACAAAAGATTTGGAATTCGAAAATCTATATTCCGGATCAAAACAAGATAAAATATAATCTTGATCCAATTCGAAATAGTTTTGGACATTTTTTACAGTTTTTACATTTGATGAATAAATAGTAGTATTATTTTTTTTCCTTTCCCTCAAAAACAAAACCAAGAAGAGTATAAATAATGCTACAGCGAGAATTGAAATTACGATAAAAATTGTTAACCATTTTTTAAGTTTCATCACATCTATTATTAATTTACCAATTTTACCAAAATTTTTGAGCGTATTTTGAAAAAATATCAAAACAAAATTTCCGTATTAAATTATATTTATAAAAAATCGTATAAATAAACATAACAAATCATTTCTTCATCCAAAGGATCTATTATATAACATGGAATTTTATTTCCAATCCAAGATTTAGAAGCTCCAACATTTAAATACATATTATGATTTTCAACAAGCAAAATAGATCCATCCTTCATTATTAATTTTGTAAACTCTTCGCTTTCCGGGTCTTTGGTAATGATAAAATATAAAATCATTATTTTTAAATCATCGTTTTTCCCAACTACCCAAAAGAAATTTTTATCTTTTTCTTGAATACTCATATCCCAAAAACTTGGATTTACGTCTTTATCTATCTCTTCAAATTTCTCCCAAATAAAATCATCGAAATTTGGTAATCTATTCATTACTAACTTTAATAACTTTAATCCTTCTACATGAACTTGTTCCAAGATTTTCAGAGGAGGTAAATTGGAATCTATTTCCTGTTTATCGATTACTTCCATAAAGACTGACATTTAATAATTATAATTTTTATAAAACTTCAACGTATTACCTTTCTAGACATTGAACCATACAAATCATTTCGGAAAAGATAATAATTTATTTATTAGGAAACATTAAAGAATTCATAGTTTTAATGATTAGAGATGTTGGAACGTATTTCCCCTTATTGATACATGATTCTTTATAATCTTTTGTAGTGTTTAGGGAACCAGAAACGACTTGTCTTTCCAATTCTTTTTGAGATTTGATAATTTTATCAAATTGAGAACTTCTTTTTATAGGATGAATTCCATGTAATTTTAAACTAGCCCAAATATTCTTGAGTCGAGAATTAAGAGAAGCGTGTTCTTTAATTCCAGGACAAAACTCTTTCAAAGTTTTCATTACTATTTTATCATTTTCTTTAATTCCATGCCAACTAAAAAATACTAAATCATCCAAATCATCACTAGTAATTCTACAAATTGCCAAAAATTTTGCAAAATTATCTTGCGCAATATTCATTCTAATTCTCAATTCTTCATTATTATTATCGAGATTCAATACTGCCTTTTTTCGTCTAGTTTTTTTTAAATTTTCATCTTTATATTCCGTTTTTTCTTGAAGATAATCTATCAATTCCATAGTCATAAATTTTACATCATCAGGATCAATTCCTGCATCTTCACTAATATCTCCATCATCGCTCTTTAAAGATAGTATAAAATAACGATAAATAGATTTAGATACATCCCATATACTTGTATTTGAAGCAAATTGTAATAAATCTATACCATTTTCTTCTTTTAAAAATTCTTCAAGATTCGAATGATGATCTTGACATATATATAAATAAGGATAAAGCCATTTTCCTACTCCTTCAACAAATTGAACTTTATTCCATTCAAGAGTAATGAAGCTAAATAAACGTGCCAATAAAATTACTCCAAATTCATCAGTTTGAAATGTATTTTTTAATCTGGCCATTTTTTTACGACTAGCTGTTTGAGAATTATTAAAATTTGTTTGTTTGATAGTATCTGCCCAATTTAATGATGTTTTAAATTTATTGGTTCGATCTGGGTGTTTTGCCATTAAAGATGGATATAATCTCGAATGAAACATATAATATTCATACATCTCATTCTTTTTCCATGCTCCTTCATTATAATATAAATCAGATACAGACCAACTATCGGATATCAAAGACATTGCATCCATAACATTTATACTTGGATTATTTTCATTCGAAATCGGTAGATATGGATGTTTAACACTTCCATGAGAAGCAGTCAAATACATAGGAATGTGAAGATGTAACATACTCTCGATAAATGGGCTATTGTAACGATCAAATAATTGATATAAATAATCCCTATCGTGTTTCTCTGTCATAACGGCCGTTAATACTTCTTTTGCAGACATATCAGGAATAAATTCTCTAGATTCTTCTTCATCAAGCAATTTATGATTTAAAAGTGGTGATTTTTCGGCAATGGTATATAATTTGCAAACATGAATAGCTTCTTTCTCATTAAAAAACCTTTTCCCCTTTTCATTACGTCTTAATAAGAGACATGAACCTTCTAATATTATTATAGCTCTTCTCATATCTCCAAATGAACATCTAGCAATTTTTTCTAATCCTCCAAGTTCATTACATGCAATTATGATATCTTCCGCATCGCATATTTGATGTAAACGTTTAATAATGAGATTACAAGGAATCCTATTAAAGAATACTATTTTCAACAAAGAATTGGCATCCTTTTCTTTTTTTACTTTTGATTTTGCTACTTGTCGAATTGTAGCATTTTTAATACCTTCTATCGTACTTGCTTGGTAATCATTGACGGTTAAAATAAGAGGAGCAGGCCATTCATAATTGATTATATCTTCGATTACGATTTTACCATCTACTATTTTTTTCCTCCTCTTGTTTACCATTGAATTGATTCTCACAGGTTGTAAAATTCCATGTAATGGATGCTTTAATTTTTCTATATTATTTTCCGGAAGTTTCCAAAGAACTTTATATTGAGCTGCTGTTGCAATATCTTCTGCTTGGTCTAGAATTACAACGTGTGGAATTCCATTATTATTTCTTGCCATTGCAGGTATTATACCATCTAAAAGAAAAGATGCTTCATTATTTGGATTTCCTTTTTTCATATTCTTTTCCCTTTTACCGGTAACGATTGTATTCATATTAAATTCCTGAATAGAATATCCCATTACTTTAGCAACTAAATTTGAAGCAACTGTTTTACCTAGATGAATTATATCTACTTTTATTTTTTTACCACATCCAGGAGGACCAACAATCATTAATCCAAGCTTTGTGCCTTCTTTTTTTTGAAAATGGTCTTTTAACCATTGTTTTATTTCCGATATTTGTTGTTCATTGCCCATAAATTCCAAAAGTATTTTAGGGCGATATTTTTCTGTCCAAGATTCTGATTCTTTTTCTGTTTTTTCTTCCAATTTGAAATCAAAAGATACTTTTGGAGATTTTTGGGTAATCTTTACATTATTGGTTCTCATAGATTCTTTATCAAGTGGAATAAGAGATGGAAACTCTAATGAAATTCCTAAAGGATTAGATTCCTTTACAATTTTTAAAGATTCTTTGATAAGAATATCTTGAGAATGATCGAATTCTTTGATAAGAATATTTTGAGCTTTTTGTGGAGGATCTATTTCCATTTTGGATTCCTTGATAAACATGGGTTCCGAATTTTCGATAACTAAGGGTATCGAATCTACTTTATCATTTTTTTTCAAAGTGCAATTTGAGGTGGATGATTCGATCTCTACATCAGAAATAATTTCTGTAAATGAGGATTTTATAATTTGTCCCTTACTCTCACCAACTGCTTTAAACCAATTTTGATGATTAAGATGAATATTTTTATATTTCTTTGACATATTTAATTTTCAAACTTTTTTATTTTTCACAAAGAAATACGCTTAATCTATATTTTCAATAAAGCTTTTTTGTTCGATTTCTTCTGTTGTTTTTGCAGAATCTCCAATTAATTTCTTCTTCTCTGGATCCTCTTCTACTATAGTTTCTATTTCTACAATTCGTGGATCATCATCTTCTTCTTCGCTTAAAGATCTTTTTTCAAACATTTTAACGGGAACCATATCGAAGTGGAAAAACGTTTCCAATATATTTATCTCATGTTTTTCACTTTTTATTTCTTCTTGAACAAATTGTATTAATTGCTTTATATTATTAGGATTTTTTATTCGAATATTGTTCAATTGGTTTTTTGATAATAAATTTTTCAAACTCAATTTTTCTTCCAGTATTTCAAAATCTTCTAAATTTTCCAAAAACTTTGGAGTAGTTTTTGAAGTATTATGATTACGAATCTTTTTGGTATTTTTTACAGATTTATTTTTAATCTTGGGTATCTCTACGGGAATTGATTGGGTTGTTTTTTCTCGACCATTCAATTGTGGAAGAATTTTATGTATATTCTTTTTTTCATTCTCTTGTTCTCTGAGATCCTCTTGCAATGTTGAGTTAATTATCTCTCTTTGCTTTTGACGTATTATTTTTCTTTTTATATTATTTGCGTTTTTCAAAATACGATTCAAAATAACGATAAGAATGATTCCAATAATAATAGCAAATGCAGAAATTCCCAATATAATCAAAGTCTTTACGATTTGTTTCATGATCCGGTAATTTATTTTGAAATTCTTCTTGTTAACATATAACTATAGTAAATTTATACCATTTCGTAATCAAAATGACCGAAAAACATCCTCAAGATCCAGAATTTTCCTTTAAATTCGATAAGGATGATTTTGAAAATAAAATCAGAAATATGCCAAAATTAAGGAAAGATAAACTCTATGTGGATTCAGAAAGGATAAAAAGGATTCGTTATATGGATATGGCACATGCATTGTATATAGATTCAGAAAAATATAATACTTATCAAGAAAGATTTGATAAATTATTTGAAAGATATGAGGAATTATATATCGGATCTCCGGGATTATTTCAAGCAGCAATAAATAGAAATATGTATGATGGAGAAGTAGGAAAAGTAGTAAAAGCATTTCAATCTGCAAACGGAGATGCTCAACAAATTTATAAAAATTTAGATGCTTATAATGATGCTTGTGCAAACGAAGCTATTAAGAAAATTAATGAATTTAAACAATCGGCAGAATTAACCACAAATGAACAAAATAAGATTAATTCTATAATAGAAAAACATAAACAAGAAAATAAATAATATAAAATTTGCGCTTAAATTAATAAAATCATCATTACGTAAATGAGTTCTAGTGTATATTTAAGCGTATCGTCATTTTGTCCTTGTAAAATTCGAGCATTAGATAAAATGTTTGATTTATCTCCTGATTTATCTCCTGATATATATCCTCAAGATATTAAAGTGAAATCTGCTATTATGGATATCAAGATTTTAGATCATTGTAATGAAATGAAGAATAATAATTATGATCTTGGTCCTATTGGAATAAATTTGAAAACCAAATCGATTTTTAATACGATTGGATATGATAGAATTAAAGATCTGGAAGATGATACAACTATTGTATTATTTCTCGATAACAATATATCACTTCAAAAATTATCTAAAGATCTGGAAATATTTTTATCAAAAAGTTTTCCAAAACGACATCCAAGAAGCTTTTTCAACTATTGCAGGTTTTTAATAAACTAAAATTTAATTTTTATAGATTCGCGAATAAACAAGCTTTTGGAATCCAATTATTTGATTCTATTAACATCAAATATAAAATGAAACCCAATAATGTAGAAATATCTACAAAAGAAGGAATTTGGACTTTTATCGATAAAGTTTATACTTCATTAAAATATGAATCTTTAAATATTTATAGAATCACATTATTAATTCTATTGGCCCCTAAATTTCCAACAATTAGACATACAGATCATTTTTTAACTTTGAATCCATTAAAAAAATTTAACAATATTCCTCACAATTTATACCCAACAGATTATAAGGATTTAATTCCTTATGCATTAAAATTATTGTCTCAAAATAATTATCCAATGTATTTTAGAATATTTTTCGAAACTTTTATCGAACATGAACCAATCGAAAATCCATCGATTACGAATGCTATTACTTTATGTAATAGAGATATTTCATTATTTAATTATGAAAATATGGGATTATTTCAATTTTATACCGAATATTTTACCGGTGATATTTGGCAACACATGAAACTTAGTTTTATTTATTTTTTAAAAGTTTGTCAATTCGAGGCCGGCTATTCGAAATATTGTGAAATACAATTATTAAAAAAGAAAAAGAAAAAGAAAAAAAAGATTAATTATCTCAAGCTTATAAAAAAAAACGATTTGGAAGATAGTTGCTTAATATGCAAAAATAATTCTGATATTCAATGTTGTGAACAAACTTTATATTGTAAATCTTGCGCTGAAAAATTGGCAGAAAGAATGAATTATGTTTCATGTTGGATTTGCAAGAAAATATTATATCCATAATAAAATAATGTATTTACATCTAACCAAATTTGACAAGGTGACATTTCCAATATGTATTTTTTTTTTCATTCCAGTTATTACATTTGGATCTTTTTATATTAATGGATCTGAATGGATTAAAACGAACTGTAATATATCATCTATTCTAATTGAAAAACAAGTAGAATATAATATTTTATTATTGAAATCAAAAACATGGATCGAAGGAAAAATTTACACTAAAGAATTTGAATCCAATTGGCAATATATATTATTGCTATTATACTGATAAATATGAAATCAAATGGTTTATTAATTATAAAACAAGGGAATTTTAACTATTGTATTCTTCTCTATTCCAATCTTAATAATGTTACAATTTACTATATGTGGAAAATGAGGATTAAATCCAAAGTTATGTTTACAAACAAACAATTAAATGGAAATAGTAATTAATTTTCTTTCCATTTATGTCCACAAGATCTACATGTGAAAAATTCTGTAGAAGGTTCGTCAGCACCCCGTAATTGTATTGTAAAATAATCCACATTTTGCTTCTTGCATTTTCTACATGTTGCATCTCCACCATCTCCGTAAACGTTTTTCTTCATAAATTCTTCATGATCGAAATTTCTAGTTTGATCATGATAATCGGATAGCTGTCTCTCGGACATTGTTGCTGAATAACAAGGATCTATTTCTATATAATAAACAAATCATTAATTATTACCAAGAAATCTTTCTGGATTTTTTACTATAAACATACAAAGACTTCGTATTCGTCTTGCATACTGTTCATAATTGAATACAAACCAATTGTAATAAACAGTTTGTTCCATAGCCCAGATGACGATTTCTGTTTTTTGATTGCTTTTGGAAAATGCTTCGCTCAATAATAATCGAGCATTTTCCCTACGAATATATCCAATGGTTTTTTCACAGTTATTATTCCACTCTTTATCAACCCATTCTTGAATCTGTTCATCTAATCTTTTTTCTAAATCTATATCAAAATTAGCATTCTTTTTTTTCTTTTTTAGATTTTTAGATTCGAGATTATCCTTTTTCTGTTCGGGTTTTTTTCGTTTTTTTGTTTCCTTTTTAGTAATAGCTATATCATCTTGTGCAAAATCATATTCTTCTTCTTTAATGTCGAGAGAAGATGTCATACCAAATTTATTTTTCAAATGTAGCAAAATTTTAATGATAGAAGGATTGATAAATAAAGACAAGAATTTGATCCTTGAAAATATTTTGCGATCTACAAATAAAAATACGCGAATGAAGGAAAATATTAACTATTTTTCCCCGAATCTCAAATTTCGATTTCAACATTAAATAATCAACATGTACCAATTATTGGATTTTTAAATGCACATTATAATGAAAAAGATTTTAAAACTTGGAAATTCGAAAAAATACCAAAAGATATATTTATGAAATTTTTAGAAGTATGTTTATTATCAAATATTGTTTTTGATGAAAGTGAACAAATTTGTATTCCTATAGATATGCTATGGTACAATTTTCATATTTTGGTTACATATCAAATTCTTACTCCTTTGATTGCAAGATTATGTTCAATTGATTGGAGAAATTGGATTTATACTATTCCATATGTAGAACAAAATAAATATGGTCTTGTTTTACGAAAAACGAAATTTAATGAAAATCCATCTTTACCAATAATATTGAATACATTGAAATTCGAAAAATTGAGTCTGGAAAGATGCGAATTAACCCCAAGAATTTTCGAATAACGAAATTATATCTATATAATTGTACATTTGATAAATTAAGGATTAATTTGCAACAAATTCAACATTTAGAGATTGTAGTTTTCGTACCATGTTCGATATCTACTAGCATTTCCGATCAATCTAAATCTGTTTTAAAAACTTTTATTTATCGTAATTCATCCTCAAAAGGAAAAGATTTTACAACGTATCAACATTTAGGTTTAAAATCATTTATACAGAATTTGTATTATATGGAATTAGAAGGAATTTGTTTAAATAAGGATATTTTCCTTTTGAAAAATTCAAAAATAAAATCAGCAGTGTTTAAAAACATTTTATTTAACAAGAATTTGATAATTCGGAGTTTAGAAAAGAAGAAAAAACAATTTATATTTCTAATATTCCTATAATTTTGGAAGAGTATTTAAATTTAATATCACATACAAAACCACTTTTAGAAGATTCGATAAATAAGCGCACATTCATACAAGATTATCATTTTAGAGATTAATAAAATTATTTCAATTCTTAATGGATACTTTTCTATCAGAGACTTTTTTTGATGTAGAATCAGATATTGCTGTAAAACTAGCAAAAACTACGGGAATATTTGCTGATTTATTCAACTCTTCTACTTTTTGGAGAGACCAAGCCAAAAAATATAATATTCCTGAAAATAACAAAATGATGCAAATCAAAAATGAAATACGAAAGATAAATAATACGAAAAATATTCCTACTCATGTTATTTGCACTCATTTCGAATCTCCACATGCTTTATGGTATATTTTGGATGTGAATACTCAAAATGATCTAGTTCATATACTTTATCGATCAGAAAGAACTATTACATTTATTTCTTATTCCACTACTAAAAGAGTTGAAGAACCGGAACAATTATACGAAGGAATGATCACTAGAAGTGGAATACTTGGGAAAAAAACAAGTGATTTTTTCCATGAAGAACATCCACGAGCCTTTAAAAGATTAGAACAAAAATCGATAAAAAATTTTAATATTGATGCGATTCATTATTGTGAATATATTATTGAAAAAACATTTCCTTTTAAGGTTATTTATTGGCAAAATGATATTTTTGATTTTGAAATCCAAAGAAAACTTCAATATTTGGGTATTCAAGTAAGAATAGAACATATATTTATTTCGAAAATTCTTATTAGCATTATTTATTATTGCGAAAGATCCAAATGTTTTAAAATCGGATTGTACGAAAATGATATTTGGGTAGAAAATATAATCTCATTAGATTTTAAAAATGAAGACGTAAATTTTAGTTTAGGTGGAAAATTTTGGTGCTTTAGGTAAAATCAAATTTTTAAAAATTTAAAAAAGAGTAGAAATAACAAAATCCTCAATATTTTGTATCTCAAGAATGAACTATTTAACTCTATCGCGATTCCTATTAATTTTGATTTTTCGGTAATTAAAGTTAGAGATAATAATATATATCTGAAAGAACTAGAAAAATCTAATTTGATTTCAATCGATTTAACAAATATGCAAAATACACAAACGTTTCATTTAGGAAAAGAAAATAATAATTGCGGAATAAATTTATTCCATAAATTTATATGTTGTTGGAAACCTATAGATGGAAAATTATACATATCAGATTACAATTCAAACTGTTCTTTTAATATTTATTATGCTTGTTTAGGGAAAAGTGATATCGGATCAAGCAATGGACAGAAAAAGAGATATACAGATATAATATCTACAGATGATGGAATTATTGTACGTATTGAAAAGTCAAAATATATTCTGGTAGAATTCTAGACGATTTTTTTCATATTATTACAATGGACTGTGAAGAATCTTGTAATACGGTTTATATTGTGATTAAAAAGAGAAATATCATTGCCCTTTACCAACAGGCAGCCAAAATATTATCTACAGCATGGCAAAAAATCATTCAAATAGCATCAGATCCATTAGTTGATAAAAACATAGAAGAACAAGCTAAAATTGTGATTGAAATTCTAGAATTGGCAAGCGGAAATACTTGGTCAGATTTCGAATTGCAAAAGAAATTCTTATTCAAAGTTACTTTGTTATTTCAAAACTTGACACAAATTCTAGAAAATAATTCAGAAGTAAAGGTTTTTATAACTAAAAATAAGGAAGCATTAGCCGTATTTGCTACAACTATAATTCAAAAAGGAAAACCTCAATATTTATTTTTTGATAAACTCGAAACTTTAAAAACCGAATATGAACCCGATTTAAAACATTATTATAATCTTGTTGAAGGAATGATATAAATGATTTTACAATATTCTAAAATCTTTTGGTAATTTCCAAGGTTGACGAGATCTTGTAAATTTCTGTTTTTCGAAATCTATTCCAAGATAATCTTGTATTTCTATCCATGATCTTTTATTTCCCATTCCATATTTTTCGTCTATTATTTTTCCAGTCATTATATCTTTTATTTTTTTTATAGATTTGTCTCTTTCATCACTTATATCGTGATCCCAAAATGTTTTTCTATAATCTCTTTTCCACAAATGATATATTACTGAAAATCGTGGTCCGACAAGATCAAATCCATGAGATAAAGCTCTAACACCCATAAACATTTCCTCTCCAAAGAATAAATATGGTGTATCAGGATGAAACGGAACTTGTCTTACAAAATCAGAATGAGAAAACATAAAACATGCAGCAAAAATCGGTACATATTGTGGAGTTTTCGGAATAGGTAATAGACTAGTTACTGATTCGAATTCCACAATACCTTCACCATTAAAATTTTTAAGCTGTTCATATCGAAATCCTTTTCGTACTAAAATACGATTGTGAATCTTTCCTTGTTTATTTTCATATCTTTCGTATCCTTCAGGATACATAGTAATTACGGTTTTCATTGGTCTTTTCGTTTTAAATAACATATCTAATAATTCTACATCCCAACCTGGCTCAAATCTCATATGTGAATCACACATCATATAATAATCTTGATCTTGTAATAATCCTTCACAAATTGATCTTGCATGTGTTGGTCCTCTTGCCATACGATAATTCAATGTAATAATTTGAATATTCTTTCCATATTCAATTTTAGGGTCATTTTTCGCATTAATTGCATGACAAGTCGAAGAATCATGTACATCATTTTGTTCAACAACTCCTACAAAAATTCTTTTAGGATTAAAAGCTTTGTCATATAAATCTTGCAGAGTAAAGCATAATTCCGGATCTCTATAAGAAGAGATCGATACAAAAATAGATGGCTCTAAAACTTCTTTTCTACTTCCAAATTTCTTTTCTAATTTTCTCTTTTCTTTTTCATCCATGATAATCGGAAGATGAGGAAAAGCAGCATTTAATCGTTTATTTCTTTCCGAAAGTAAAACAATAGAAAGAGTAATTGCAAGTGTTATTATTAATACCGAAACAACCACAATACCAATGATAAGGATCGTTTTATTTTTTTCGGATAATTTTTTTTTCGAATCCATTTAATTCTTCTTGAAAAATTAATCTTCCTACAGAATTAAATAATTATTTTTATCTAATCTAAAATGATTAGTAATATTCATTTTAGATTAGATCGGAAAAAGAAATTTTCACGAGGTATTATATTTCTTCAAATTCTATATTTGAACACGATAATAATATTGAAGCATAAATATCAGATGATTGTAATACTTTCAATCCCTATAATATTATTTTTGCAGAATTTTGATGAATAAATACATCAAATATTCCATTTTTAATATATAATGATAATAGAATGTCGAATTTCATTCAAGAAACCAAAGAGATTTATAATAAATTACTCGATACTGAAACTACGATTAATGAAATTGAAAAGGAAATTGAAAAATCTTCGAATTTAGCAAAAGAAAATTTAGATAATTCAAATAAAGAATTAATCGAATTCATTGAGCAAGCTGGAGTAATTTTGGATAAAAATGAAGATCTAAAGAAAGAAAATGAAGATCTAAAGAAAGAAAATGAAGAT